GCGGGGGGGGGGGCGCCCCACGCATCTTGGCAATAATGGTGGTAGAATGGATGTAGACGATTCACGTCCTCTCTCTCCTGACAAGCCGGGGTGTACTCCTCCACCCCGGCAGGCGGCAGGCCATCGGCAGAGACGCCGCCGGAAGCTGATTCGCTTCATGGATCGCATCGGCGATGGAGAGGTCACGGTCACAGTGAAAAACGGCTGCCCGGAGTGCTGGGAACGGGTGGCTCTCATATCCAAACAGGCTCCTGGCTGATACGTCGGGAGAGCGGGCTGAAATAGGCCGTCGAAGTTGTCCACAAACCGTGGACGCCTTTGACGGCCTTTTTGTTTGTCCATGGCAGACGAAGTATCGGAACTCATCAGGGCGGCGCATTTGTGCAGGCAGAACGGCATGGAGCACGCGGCGTTCATTCTCGGACGCGAGGGCGCTGAGGCCATCAAGGCCAAGCGCAAGCCGCGACACAGGATGGTCGAGGTGCGCCTGAACGGCGGCCCGGCATGGATCGAGAGCAAAAGGCTAAAAGAGGCCGTGGAGATAGATGACTGAGCCGATCACGTTCTTGGCCTGCCTGCCCGACGTACTCTCACAGATGAAGATCGGTAAGGACGGGATGCGGTTGCAGTTGGAGATCCCCGAAACGGAATTGCCGGAAGCATTGAAGCTCGTCTTGTGGAGAGACGTAGTACTCAAGGTAACGGTGGAGCCTGAAGGACAGGCAGGGGCAGGCAATGGGCGGACAGACAAAGACAAGTTGGCAGAAGGGGCAAAGCGGAAACCCCGCTGGCGGACCACCGAAAAACAGAGCATTGACGGCGCTCCTGGAGAAAGCGGGTAGCCGGACGCTGACGCTTCCTGATGGCAAGAAGATCGCGGGCAAGCGCTGGCTAGCGGGTGCACTGTGGGAACTTGTCACGACGATGCACGTGACGCTCCCGGATGGACGGACAATAACCCCGGAGGCGGATGCGTGGTTTGATGTTGTCAAGTTCATCTATGCGCAGATCGACGGGCCGCCGAAGCAGGGCATAGAGATGACGGGGAAGGACGGCGCGGCGCTTGTGCCAAAGGGTAGTGTATTTGACTATGCCGGATTCGCAGCGGCCTTCGCCGCCTGCCTTGGCACTGCAGGCATTGGAGATGCTTCGCCGGACGGTGTTGGAGAATCGGTGGATACCACAGACGCCGACGCCGAAGCAGGCAACATTCCTGGTGCTGCCAACTCGTGAGGCATTCTATGGCGGGGCGTGCGGCGGCGGGAAAAGCTCAGCTCTCCTCATGGCAGGATTGCAATATGCTGACGTTCCGGGTTACGCGGCTCTGTTGCTCCGCCGGACCTATGCTGATCTCAGTCTGCCCGATGCGCTTATGGACCGGGCGGACCAATGGCTCAGGGGTACAGCGGCCAAATGGAACGGGCAAGACAAACGGTGGACATTTCCCAGCGGTGCGACGCTGACCTTCGGGTACTGTGACACGGAAGCCGACGTTTGCCGCTATCAGGGAGCGGCGGTCCAGTTGGTGGCCTTCGACGAGTTGACCCAGTTCACCGAGAAGACGTATCGCTATCTGTTTTCCCGGCTCCGGCGGCTGAAAGGCGCGGACGTTCCGATCCGCATGAGGGCAGGCAGCAACCCCGGCGGCATGGGCCATGAGTGGGTCAAGCAACGGTTCCTGACAGAGGGCAAGGCACAGGGTAGACCGTTCGTGCCGGCGCGGCTGGCGGACAATCCGTACCTGGACGCAGCAGAGTACCGGCAGAGCCTTGCCAACCTGGACCCGGTGACGCGGGCGCAACTGGAGCAAGGCGACTGGGAAGTGCGCAACGCTGGGAGCATGTTCAAGCGTGAGTGGTTTCAGATCGTGCCCACGGCTCCGGCGGGTATGCGCAAGGTCAGGTACTGGGACCGGGCAGCGACCACAGCGAAGGCAAACACCGATCCAGATTATACCTGCGGATGCCTGCTCGGTGTCCATGAGAGGCAATACTACCTGGTGGACATGCGGCGCTTCCGGGGCACACCTGGCGATAACGAGCGGCTGATCCGGCAGACGGCGGAGCTTGACGGCAAGGCGGTTCCGGTCTGGGCGGAAGAGGAAGGCGGCTCCAGCGGCAAGGACAGCATCGACCACTATCGGGACACGGTCCTGCCGGGCTGGGCATTCCGGGGTAACCGGGTGACTGGCAGCAAGAGCGAACGCGCGGCGCCGGTGTCAAGCCAGGCAGAAGCAGGAAACGTCAAGCTGGTGGCCGGGCCCTGGATAGGCGCATTCCTGGACGAGATAGAGGCATTCCCAGCGGGCAGCCATGACGACCAGGTGGACGCGCTGAGCGGGGCATTCGAGAAGGTGAGCGGCTATTCGGGACCGTTGGCGATGGTATTGTAGGTGCACATGAAGCAACAGATACAGCTCTTTGGTGGCGGCCTCAAAGCCAGTGTGACGCTCAGTGACCTGGACAACTTCATGGACTGGCGCGCCACACAACAGGCGGGCGGTGACGGGACACAATCACCAACCAGCGCTTATGCCTCGGTCGCCTGGCTCTACCGGTGTGTAAACCTGCGCGCCAGTGGCGTCGCCAACGTTCCATTTGGCATCTACCCCAAGGGCGGCGACAAAGATGCCAAGGAATCCAAGTGGCCCTATCCGCTGAAAGACCTGCTGTGGCGCTCAGAGACGGCCATCTGCCTATATGGCGCCAACTACATCTTGAAGCGCAAGAACGTCGCCGGGAAGGTCGCTGGCCTCCAATGGCTCAACCCCATGAGTATGAAGGTCGAGTCAGGCGCCAAGGGCATCACCGGATTCACGCAGACCGTTGGCATAACCCCGGTGTATTACGCGCCGGAAGACGTGATCTATTACGCGCTGTTCAATCCCCTGGACGATCTGGGACCTGGCATCGCGCCAGCGCGGGTGGCATTGGAGGCGGCTGGCCTGGCGCAGAACGCCAACATCTGGGCATCATCCTTCTTCCGCAATTCCGCCTTCCCGGCCATGGTGCTTATGTCGGATCAGATGCTGTCAGAGGAACAGCGGGACGAGTTGAAGGGGCAGTTCAGCAGATTGGCCGAGGGCGTCAAGCGGGCATTCAATACCTTGATACTCCACTCCGGCGTCAAGATGCAGGTCGTGGGGCAACCGGTCAAGGACATGGCTATGCCGGATCTGATGCAACAGGTGCGCGGGCAGATATGCAGCGCGTGTGGCGTGCCGGAGACGATGCTGACCGACGCGGCTTCATACGCCACGGCCAAGGAGCACAAGCAGTCGTTCGTCCTGGACACGGTTGTCCCTCAATGTCAGTGGCACGCCGAGCGATGGAATGAGCAGTGGCTGGGTGCTATGAACCTGGAACTGCGCTTCCGGCCAGAGGAACTGGAGGTAGTCCAGGAAGACGAGGCTGACAAGGCGACTGCTGCCAAGGCAACGCTGGACGCCGCCAAGGTCGCCTATGACGCGGGCGTGGTGACTGATCTGGAGATGCGTGCTGTGGCGAATAGCGTCTTCGTGGGCATGGGACTGCCAGCGCTGGACAAGAATTGGAAGCCGGAACCCAAAGCGCCCATCCCTCCCGCGCTGGCGCCGTTCACGGGGCAGCCTGCCGCGGACCAGAAGCCGACGGACGTGACGCCGCCCGATACAACGCCCGGACTCAATCCCTTGATGAAGGCGGACCTGGAGCGATGGCAGCGCAAGGCGTCTAAGAAGGGCGGGCCGGTGGAGTTTGAAAGCGACGTGATCCCGGTATCAATCCATGAGCGACTAGCAGGGGCACTGCAGGGTGCTTCCTGTGCTGATGATGTGAAAGCCATCTTCGCGCCCTTCCTGGTGGGCAAGATCGACCTGTTCACGCCGGCGGGGAATGACTCGGTGCTGCCCGTGGGGGACGTGACGATCAGCGAGGGGGACATAGAAAGGGCGTTGGCGGATTGGGACCGTACCTTTCCCGATCTAGCCGGATTGCTGGATGCGGAGGTGGAGGCGTGAAACCGAAGACTATCTGGCCTGAGGCCCCCAAACCGTTTGTGGTAGGCCCTGTGTTGACGGTTGAGGATTACATGACCGTATTGGCTTGTGTAGTTCTGACGCTGATGGTGGTCGCGTCCTTCTTCGTGATATTAGCGGACTTCCTGGTGAGGCTCCCCCATGCCTAGTCCGTGGGTATGGCAAGAGAAGCTGCATCGATACCGCAACACGGCGACCGGGCGCTTCCTGGGAGCCAAGGACATGCTGCCCTTGCGTGACAAGTTTGTAGCAGTGCAGAAGGCGCGCATGGTGGCCGTCACCGGGCAGTTCACGGACGGCAAGTTCGGCCTGGGGCGTTGGCAGAGGGATATGCGCGAGGCCATCCGGACCAGCTTCATTGACCAGTACGTTTTGGCTCGTGGCGGGCGCAACATGATGACGCCAGCGGATTGGGGCAAGATCGGGCAGATGGTCAAGGGGCAGAACACATTCTTGCGGGGATTCGCCGCTGACCTATACGCCGGGGACCTATCGGCTGCGCAAGCGCAGGTGAGGGCGGCGATGTACGCCGGCGCGAGCAAGGCCGCATACGAGAAAGGCAATGCCGAGAACCTGGGGACGCCGGACCTGCCCGCCTATCCTGGCGATGGGTCCACGGTCTGCAAAAGCAACTGTGCCTGTTCTTGGGAGATCGTGTCAACAGAGACCGGCTGGGACTGTACTTGGTCTTTGGGGGCAGCCGAGCACTGCCCGGACTGTGTGGACAATGCCGCCAACTGGAATCCGTTGCATGTTGACAAACCATGACAGAAGCGACCTTCGCCGCTGGCGGTCTGACCATCCGGGTGCATGTCCACGCCGAAGACGTCTCCAAAGCCATGCAGATGACGGCGAAGCAGTTGGACGCCGCGCTTGTGGAAACGCAGAACGGCGCTAGGGCCGAAGCGATTCGGGAACTGCAATATGCGACGTCCACATGGACGCATCAGCCTGCATTCAAGGGGACGGTCTGGCATCGTGGGTCTGAGTTCACGACGAAGGTTAGCACCGGTGACCAGACCTTCATTTACGTGGACCAGGGTACGAAGCCGCACATAATCGCCCCCAAGCGCGAGGGCTATCCGCTGGCATTCCAAAGCGGCTACAAGGCCAAGAGCGCGCCGGGCATCTTGCGAGCATACAAGGGCGGGGCGTTTGGCAGCATGGTCTACGCCATGCACGTGCATCATCCGGGGACCAAGGCACGCAAGTTCATGGACAAAGTGCAAGAGAAGGTCAGCAAATGGGCGGGGACCCGGTTGCGCCAGTTGGTCAAGGCCGTGGTGGCAAAGCACTAGGAGGTAAGCATGGACACATTAGACGAGGCATTGGACGCGCTGAAGGTCGGCGCACGGAATAGCGGGACCGACATAGCGCGTTTGCAGCAGATTCACGACTTGGCTGTGGAGAACGGCGCTTCCTGTGAAGGTGAACCACCGGCCCCTGACGGGCCGCAACCGTCGCTGCCTAGCAAGTCTGTCGTGACTATCAAGAGCATGACAGACGAGACCGCCACCATCGCCGGCTACGGCGTTGTATTTGGGGACCAAGACCTGGACGGTGAGACATTCAGCGGCGAGACCGACCTGGACCTGGGCCTGGTGCCTGCCAAGCGCGTCTTCTATGACCATACCCTGGGCACCGTGAAACATAGCCTCGGAAACGTAGTCAAGGTCGTGGTAGACGAGATTGGCGTTTGGATCGAGGCCGAGCTACAGCGCTCCAAGCAGTACGTCAACGAGGTGCTGAAGCTGATCGAGAAAGGCGTGCTGGGCTGGTCATCTGGCAGCGTGCCTCACCTGGTACGGCGGGAGGGCGGGGTCATCAAGACCTGGCCCGTCGTGGAGTTCTCATTGACGCCGACGCCGTGCGAACCCAGAACCCTGGGAGTAGAGCGTATCAAGGCTATGGCTGAAGTTGATCCTACGTTCAAGGCGTTCTTGCCAGAGGCCGACGGTGAGTTGGCGGCGGACGCGAACAAGGGAGAGACAGAGGCCGTTACAACGCAAACGAAAACGGAGGTACAACACATCATGGATGAGAACGAGATCAAGGCCCTGGTGGCCACCGCTGCCGATGCTGCGGCTACCAAGGCGGTGGAGGCATTCAAGGCCAGCCTGCCACCCGTAACCGGCGGGCTAAGCGTCACCAAGGCCGCCGAAGACCAGTCTTTCAAGTGCTTTGGCGACCAGCTCCAGGCGGTCAAGACCTTCTACGTGAGCGGCAATACGGTCATGGACCCTCGCCTTGCATCCATCAAGGCGCCGCTGGGCAACAACGAGGGCGCGGGCTCCGAAGGCGGTTTCTTGCTCCAGCCCGATTTCTCGACTAGCCTACTTCTCCCCCTGCACGCTCAGGGCGTCTTCACCAGCAGGATTCGCCCCCTGCCCGTGGGCACCAACAGCAACAGCGGCACGATCAACGGCGTGGACGAGACCAGCCGGGCCACAGGTTCCCGCTGGGGCGGCATCCGTGGCTATCGCCTGGCCGAGGCCGACACCAAGACGGCGAGCAAGCCAACTTTCAAGCAGTTGACCTGGAAGCTCAAAAAGTACGCAGTGCTCTGCTACGCCACGGACGAGCTCTTGCAGGATGCTGCACAGTTGGAGGCGGTCATTCGCCAGGGAGCCGGTGAGGAACTGGACTTCATGGCCAATGACGACATCATCAACGGTCTCGGCGCGGCTGGGCCGCTGGGGGTTCTGGCAAGCCCCGCGCTGATCACCGTGGCCAAGGACGCAAACCAGGCAGCGGACACTATCAGCTATACCAACGTCACTGGCATGTGGGGCCGCCTGGCTCCGCGCTCGCGGGCGTCGGCGGTCTGGTACATCAACGCGGATGCTCAGGGGCAGCTTGACTCCCTGATCCAGCAGGCCGGCCTGGGCGCGATCCCCGCGCGGTTCGTCCAGTACGGCAACGACGGGCTGATCTCGATCTACGGACGGCCAGTGGTGGTCACCGAGTTCAACGCCACACTGGGCGACCTGGGTGACATCGTGCTCTTCGACCCTTCCGAGTATCTGTTCTGGGAGAAGGGCGGGGTGCAGTCCGCGTCCAGCATTCACGTTCAGTTCCTGACGGATGAGACCGTCTTCCGGTTCGTCTATCGCTGCGACGGGATGCCGTCCTGGTCGTCTGCCCTGACCCCGTACAAGGGCTCGACTACGACCTCCCCGTATGTGACCCTGGCGGCCAGGGCGTAACATTGAGGGCCGCCTGAACCAATCGGGCGGCCAGAATACTGCTCTAGGAGGACCGACGTGCCAAATCTGTTTATGCCCGAGATGCTCAAGCCGATCATGGCGCTGCAGCCCCGGACTACGACCGGCGCCGTGACCGCGACCCTGGCCAACTACATCAGCGTCAAGAACGCGGTCAAGGTCTACCTGCTGATGTCGTTCAACCAGGCCGCGTCCCATGCCACCGTAATCACCCTGGAACGGGCGACCGGCGTTGGCAAGATGGGCACGGCCCCCACCGGCAATGTAGCCATCACCGCTCCGATGATGCGGTGGTGGAGCGACGTTGACTGCGCGACCCTGGAGACCATGGCCGCGCGGACTCCCGCGGTGGCAGTCACGTTGACCGCGGGCGCTACCCCGCAGATACACCTGGTGGAGTTTGTCCTGGATGCCCTGGGCTCCGGCTACGATGTAGTCGGCTTCACCATCGCGTCCAGCGGCGAGGCGACTAACTTCATTTCGGCTACCTGGCTGGTGCAGATGAAGTACGGCATGGCCGTCGCGAACCAGCCCCTGGTGGAAGCTGACTAGTAAGGCGGGGCCGTTGGACAACCGGCGGCCCCTACGCAGGTCAACCCTGCAAGGAGGCTATCATGGCTAAGACACAACTATTTGGGCAGTGGGCGCAAGGCTCTCTGGTGATCACCGACGAGGGCTTTTCCACTGGAGCGCGGTTCTTCGTTCACAACGCCACCGGCACGGATGGCGCTGGGTTTGGCTCCGCTCCGGGCAGCCCATTCAAGACGTTGGACTACGCCGTGGGTAAGTGCACGGCGGACGCGGGCGACATCATCTATGTCATGCCCGGCCACTCCGAGGTTCTGGCGGCTGCCAACGGCGTGGATGTGGACGTGGCTGGCGTGCGGGTTGTGGGGCTTGGCATCGGGGACAACCGGCCGCACTTCCACTTCACGGCAACCGATTCGACCTTTGCCATTGGCGCGGCTGGGGTGACCGTGGAGAATCTTCGCTTCCTCGCTGGCATCTCTGCCGTGGTGGTAGGGGTGGACGTTGAGGCAGCGGGGACCGGGTTCACCATCAAGAATTGCGAGTTCTATTACGGTGGGACCACGACCTGGGACTTCGTGCTGGCGCTTCAGTTGATGGTAGGTGCGGATCGGGCCACCATCATAGGCAACCGATTCCTGGGTGAGCCTGCCGTAGCTGGGTGCGCTTCTGCCATCAAGCTGACCGGCGCGGTCCACAACGTGCGCATCCAGGGCAATGAGTTCGTGGGCGACTATGACCCCGCCGCCATCAATGGCATCACCACGATAAGCCAGCACCTCATGGTACTGGACAACCTGGTGTACACCACGAATGCCGCCGAGCCGTACCTGGAAGTGTTCTCCGGCACCACGGGCATCATCGCCGGAACGCGGGGCTGCGCGGCGGGTGCAACTATCGCGGCCAATGCGGTGGCTGACGCCATGGTTCACGTAGAGAACTACGTGGGCAATACCACCGGCACAATCCCGATCATCAAGGGCGCGGGCGGAAGCCCTGCTCTGGACGCTGACTAGGTGACTGACGGGGGCGACCAACCATCGCCCCCAAGAGGCTATAAATGGCAGGTGAGCTACTCCTAGACTATGGCACAACCGGGGCGACGGTCTACGCTCTTGTGTTTGACAGCACGGGCAAGGTCTACAACGGCGCGACATTCGAGGCGCTGAACGCTGCCAACTGGGCCACCTATGACATTGCCATGGTGGAAGGCAGTACCACCGGCGTCTATGTAGGGACTTTCCCGGCGCTCAGTGCGGGGGCCTATCATGCCAGCTACCGGCTGCGAGCCGGGGGCGCTCCTGCCACTACAGACACGGTAGTGGGCAGCGGGGCAATAGAATGGACTGGCACGGCGGTGGCTGTCCCAGCGGGCTCCGGCGCCTATACCACGCTCGCCTCAGTCAAGGCCGTTCTGGGCGCCACGCTGGCTACAGATGACGCGCTACTCACGGCGTTCATCGCCCGCGCACAGGCATGGGTCGAGAGTTACTGTGGCCAGATATTCGAGGCGGCGGCCGATTCGACGCGCAAGTTTGACTCCCGCGCTGATGTTGAGGGCGACGTGCTCTATCTGGACTACCCACTGGCGGCCATCACCAGCATCACCAACGGCGACGGCGTGGCCGTGGCCTCTACCGAGTATGTGACCGAGCCTCGCAACCACATTCCCTATCACCGCATTCGCCTCCTGAGAAGCAAGGCCAAATACTGGACCTATCTCACCGACCCGGAAGGCGCAATCAGCATCACAGGCAAATGGGCGTATGGTCTAGCAGCGCCTGCCGACATTGTGCAGGCGACTGAGCGCCTGGCAGCCTACATGTACCGGCAGAAGGATTCCCAAGTCTTCGACGTGACGGCGGACGCGGAGACCGGGCAGCTGATCATCCCGAAGGGAATTCCGGCTGACGTGAAGCAGATATTGCAGCCCTACCGGAGGATGGCATGAGCGCCAAGAGTATACACGACGCATTGCAGACCGTCCATGCAGCTATCACCGGGGTGACCAAAGCGCCGACCGTGCGGCCTGCCAGCATCAATACCTCGGACATGCCCCTGGTACTGGTGCGACCGGTCGCGACAACATGGGATGGGGAACACGCGCTTGTCGGGATGCGCAAGGTGGTGCGTGCTTTTGAGGTTGCTGTCTATGTCGGTCCGGTGGCGCAGGGAATGGGCGTGGATGAGACGTACCAAGAGGCGCTGGTCCTGCTGGATCGGTTCGGCATTGCCTACTGCAAGTCTACCCTGCCGGGTGTTCTGGGTGTGAACGAGGTTATGGGCGCGACGGATACCGGGCTGTCGGGCAATGTCATGTTTGGTGGGACTGCCTATCAGGGTTTCGTCTACACCGTCACGGTCAAAGAGAAGGCGGCGGAATGAAGGTCCTCATATTCACCCCGACCCTGGGGTTGGACCCGGAAGCGGTTCAATCGGCGTTCACACAGGACTGGCCCGGGCCGGTGGACATTCTCTACACGCACGACAACCCGCATGGGGAGAGCAAGGCGGACGTGCTCTACAACTACAACCGGGGCCGGGAGTGGGCCTTGACTGGCGGCTATGACGCCATGCTGACACTGGAGAGTGACATGGTGGCGCCGCCGGATACCCTGGTGAAGCTGATGCGGACCGGGGCGCCGGTGTCTCATGCACTCTACTGCTTCCGGGGCCGGGGCCATGCCTGGAACCTGCTGGACGTGGGCGGGCAGTATGCGGACAAGGCGGGTTGCCAGAATGCTTGGGGCCGTGTCCTGCCGGCGCGGGGTCTTGGCTTCGGCTGCACGCTGATCCGCCGAGACGCTCTGGAGGCCGTACCCTTCCGGATTGAGAATGAATGTCACCCGGATTGGTACTTCGCTGAGGACTGTGCGGCCAAGGGAATCGGGGTGGTGGTGCATTGCGGGGCCGCTGTTGGGCACAAAGAACGGGACGGGCATATCTGGTGGCCAGCGGCGGACGGCGGCGCATGGGCCACGGTTTCAAGCGAGCAAGAACTCTACGCCTACATCGGGCAAGGCGACTACCTCCCAGGGCTGCCAACGCGGGACTTGTCGCCGGAAGAATGGGCGCAACAGCCGGAAGAACTACGCGAGTGGGCTGAAAGCCTGGGCGTGTTCCGGCGCATCATACCGAAGCCCACGGATTGGGCACTAGACAGGAGGTTTGTACCATGCCAGAAGTAGCCACCAAACACTTGCAGTTCGTCGCTGAGTCCGAGTGGGGGACCATCGTCACTGCCGCGACGCACCGGTTTCAGGGGTTGACCAACATCAACCTGGACATTGACGAGGGCATTCAGGGCAGCGCGCAACTCGGTAACATGGGCGCGCCCACCATGATGACCGAAGTCTACCAGGAGCCGGCGGGGTCGCTGGATTGTGAGGCTTCCTACGAGGATCTCATGTACCTGCTTCACAGTCTCTTTGGGGCAGGGACCAAGACGCAGACCACGGCGCCATTCACCTGGACGTATCCGGCTCCCTTGCAGGCCGCTGCCACGCCGTTCAAGCAGTCGGCGCAGATCGGGATGCCGGGATTCTCCTACAACGTGGGCGGCTTCCTGTTGAACAAGCTGACCATCAAGGGAGAGGCCAAGGGCATGTGGACGGCCAGCACCGACTTCATTGCCAAGACGGCGCTCAAGGCGGTACAGACCACCCTGGCGGATACCACGGTCAATGGCATTCGCATGGCCGACTCAATCTTCTCGGTGGATACCTGGGCTGGCACGATAGGGACCACCCCAGCGCCGATTACACTTCGCTCGTTCGAGCTGAGCATCGACGCCAAGCGCCATACCAAGTTCTTCGCGGGCGGACTGGGGCCGCTATCTCACGGCTGCCAGCGGTGGGAAGTGGAGCTCAAGACCACGGTGGAATTGAACGCCATGAGCGCGGGCTGGGTGGACGCCATGTTGGCGCCGGCGATGCAACAGAAACAGATCCAAATCAAGGCGACCTCTGGTGCAGCTGCTGCGCTAAAGAGTGCGACCATCAACTTCGCCGGTGTGCTGTCCGGCAAGGTGGGCCCGGTGGGCGCGGATGCAGACGGCAACGCCACCATGGATCTAACCTGGAAGGCACAGTACAATTCGACCCTGACCAACTACCTGATCATCATCTTGCAGAACGCGCTCACGGCGCTGGTGTAAGGAGGAATATGCCAACCCTGATAGTCAAGCCGATTGACACAGCCGTGCCTGGCTCCTATGCGGAGCGACGCAAGATACGCCGGGCGCTGAGCGTAGTTCGCGAGACCAGTGGCCGCATAGAGCAGTTGCGAGCGCAGAGCGAAGCGCTGGATAAGGCCGTCAGTGAGGGCAACGCCGAGGCCATGCCTGGCGCGGAGGCCATGCAGCGTGAAATCGCCTTGCTGTCCGGCAAGGTGATGAGTTCTATGCTGGACCTGGAAGATATAGTGGTCATCCACGTGCGAACGGATGATGGCAGTCCTGTGGATGCGGTGCTGGACGTCATCAGCGCGGACGACTTTGACAAACTATTACGAGCCATGCTTGGTGACGCGCCGGTCCCTACCAAGAGCAGCGGCAGTTAACAGCCTGGACCTCCGGAGGTGGTGACGAGCCTCCGGACTGGGTTATGCCGCTGCTCATGGCGCGGGAATGGGGATTGCCACCATGGGAGATAGAGGAACAGGTGAGCGAGTTGTGGATGGCCAGGTGGCTGACCTTGCAGAACGCAGAAGGTGCGGCCCATAAGATGCCGTCACGGGCATTGACGCCGGGACACCGGAGGCTAGTCTGATGGCAGATATAGTCAAGATCATCCTGGACGCGGATAACAAGGCCAGCGGACCGATCGATTCGGTTAGCAAGAGCCTGGGTGGGTTGGGGTCAATCGCTGGCGGCGCCATGAAGCTTGGTCTCATGGCCGGGACGGCTGCCCTGGCCGCAGCAACGGCGGCGCTTGGCTTCATGCTCAAAGGTGCCATGGAGTCCGAGCTTGCCGTGGCACAACTTGACGCTACGCTGCGGTCTACGGCCAAGGCATCGGCTGATTGGGCCGCCGCCGACGCGGTCAAGATTACAGGCACGCGGGATAGCGCCGAGGCAGTAGCCGGTTATCGTGCCGAGCTGGACAGTCTCACCCTGGCCTACGAGGTGGACGGGGCGCAGCTTCAGGAGCAGAGACAGAAGCTGATAGCCCTGACTGCACAGTGGGGCGCCAATGCGCTGAATGTACGGACAGACACAGCAGAGCTCAAGGTTGCCGAGGCGCAACACGCCAAGATGGGCGCGTCTATTGGCTCCCTGCAACAGAAGATCGCCAGCGGGGCCGAGATAGTCACCCGGTCGCAGGCCGACATGCTGAACATGGTCAAGCCAGCACTGCAACTGACCCGCGCCGAGTTGATCAAGTACGCCGAGGCCATGCAGAAGGTCACCCGGTTTGACGATGAGGTGATCCTGGGCGGCGAGTCCCTCCTGTTGACCTTCACGAGCATCGGCAAGGATATATTTCCGGCGGCCATGGACATTGCTATGGACATGTCCACGGTATTCGGAACTGACTTGCAAGGCAGTATCACACAGGTCGGCAAGGCGTTGCAGGACCCTATCCTGGGCATCACGGCCTTGCGGCGTGTCGGTGTCAACTTCAACGAGGCGCAGACAGAGGTTATCAAGAAGATGGTGGAGACCGGCGACGCGGCCGGGGCGCAGGCGGCCATCTTGAAGGAATTGCAGACCGAGTTCGGGGGCAGCGCCAAGGCAGCCGGTCAGACCTTTGCCGGGCAACTGGATATTCTCAAGAATAGCATCGGGTCAGTGGCCGAGGATGCGGGGTTGAAGCTGCTTCCCAAGTTGAAAGACCTGGCAACGGGTTTCCTGACCCTGGTGCAGTCCGATGGGTTCAAGAAGTTTGCGGATACCCTGGTAGATTCGGCCTTGAAGGGCGCCGGCGCGATTGAGCGCATCGTTACGGCCACGGCGGGTGGCGGAGTCAAGGCGGGGGTGGGCACGGCGCTCACGATTGGTCTTGAGTCCGGGGCGCTTACTGCCGAGCAGGCGGGCACAATCGCTGGGTTCTATGGTCAGATAGAGAGTGCCATGGCCAAGGTACAACTGGAGTTGGGCAAGTTCAAGGTATGGCTGGATGCCACCCTCCCGGCAGCCATCCTGGGATTCAGCGTGTTTTGGACAGAGACCCTCATGCCCCCATTCCAGAACCTTTGGGACTCTATCAGCGACCCCAAGACCGGGCTGATGCCGGCGTTCAAGCTAATAGGGGATTGGCTGAGTGTGACCGTCCCGCTTGCCATCAAAGAATTCAATAAGGCATTTGGGAAGGAGGGGGCACAGGGCTCTGTTGAGGGTCTAAAACTCACGTTGATTGATTTCGTTGCTCCGGTCCAGGGGTTCCTTGATCTACTAAAGGCGATTGATGACATCCTGTGGAGCATTACAAATGCCATTACCGCTTCCTATGATGCAGCACGGGGGCTGAATGCACTCGGTATGCAACTGCCGAAGTTTCCCGGTTTCGCATCTGGCACGCCCTACGCTACTGGCGGGTTGGCAATGGTAGGGGAGAGTGGGCCGGAACTGATGTATGTGCCTCGCGGCAGCCGGGTGTGGCCGAATGGACAGGGGCCGGACGGCGGCGGCTTCGGCGGCGGCATGAACCTCACCCTGGTCTATTCGCCGGTGGTGTCATTGGCTGACGAGTACGAGGCACGAGACCGGTTGCAGCCGTTCATTCGGGACGGGGTGCGGCAGGCAATGGAGGGCAGGGGGTAGGATTATGGCACGCGTCTGGCATACCGGCTTCGAACTTGGCAACCCAGAACATGATTTGACTTCGTTCGTCGGAGCGCGCGTCACACCAGGTCTGCTTGGTAGCAGTTATGCGATTAGGGGCGACCCATACGCCTTTTACGGTGCCGAGTTTTGGACAAAAAACATCACGCCCGTATCTGAAATCTATTTTGCCGAACACGCTATCGCTGGTTATGGGCCTAATTACCTTGATGAGAATGCGTTTGTAGCGTGGCAACACGGGTCGACTATGTTGGGTTCTATACGTCCTACCCCTACTACAAGGTTATGGGCGGCATACGTTGGGAATACGGCTGTCGCGTGGAGCGTAGCCCCAAATGCTGTCCCTGTTGATGTCGTAGTGCGCCTTGATGTCCGCGTCAAGATTGCCGATGCGAATGCCAACCCCGCCCTTACCGGCAGGATTCAGTTGTGGGCAGACGGTCTCCTGGTGATAGATTTCTCTGGTGACACAAAGCCAGGTGCAGACACCACGATAGACTTTTTGCGGTCATTTGTATGCGCAACACCAGGCGGATATGGCGGCATGGGGCTAACCGTAGACAACCTCATGCTGAACGACACCACGGGAGATCCGCCCGATAATGGGCGCATCGGAGACAAGCGGGTAGTTTGTGGGATAGCCGCCGCTGATGGCACTTACACGCAATGGACGCCGATAAACGCCGGGCTCCATCACGATGAGGTTGACGAGCGTCCAGCCGATGATGATAGCACCTTTGTAATCGCGGCGTCCAACGATTTCAAGGACTCGTATGGCGTGGCGGCCTCCGGGCTCTCAAATGTGGAAATTACGCGTGTGTGGGCAGAATTGACGGCAAAGAAGTCGTCTGCAGATGGCACGAATCAAATCAAGCCCATTCTCATATCGGGCGCGACAGAGACGATTGACACGGCGAAGAACCTTGCCTCCAGTTATGCTCGTGTGGTGAGTGTGGATTACGCAACGGACCCCAATACGGGTTTGCCCTGGACAGTGGCAGCGCTGGACGCGTTAGAAGTCGGCGTGCAAGCGGTTATCTAGGAGGCAGAGATGGCGAAGGTTGCTCCCGATGCGGTTATGGATGCCGCGTTGACATACATCCAGGCATGTGACCTGATGGTGCTCTGCTCGGCGCAGCCGTCCAGTTATGCCGATGCTACGGCAACGGTTGATATTGCTGATGTCGCGCTGGCCACGCCGGCTGACCTGGTGATAGCAGATGGCGCGAGCGGGCGGAAGATTACGATTGCCGCCAAGAACGCCGTGCCAATTGACCACAGCGGAACCATTACGCATATCGCGCTTTGCAAGGTAGGTGATACCACACTCCGATATATCACGACTGTGACCAGTGCGGCGGTGACAGCGGGAGAGACAGCGGACGTCCCCGCCTGGACCATTCAGATAAGCGATCCGACTTAGATGTTAGAAGTCCAGAGCGCAGTACAAGCGCAAACCGCAGACACCATAACGCTGGTACGGCATCGTATCCTGGTAGTTAGCAATGCCACCCAGGCACAGCCGGCCACCAACGTCTTCATTGGTCTGCTTACCACCCAAGTCGCGCTCATGGTGGAGTACGGTGACCTGGGCGTGCGGGCCACCCAAGTCGCGCTCATGGTGGAGTACGGCCCGTCCTGGGCGCGGGTGTCTCAGGCCGCGCTTGAGGTAGAGTACGTGTCCACAATTCCTGTTTATTTCGTCGTCGTGGATTGGGACGGGGACGGCGTCTGCGAGAGCAACGAGGCCCCTCGGATGCAGGGACTCACGATCAGCCGCGGGCGTTTCAACTACATCCAGCCCGGAGGGGATGGCTTCGAGCGGCAGGAGCCAGGGAAGGCCACTATCATGTTGGACAACGCCGATGGGCGCTTTGACCCCTACAACGCCAGCGGCCCAAACTATGGTCATATCAAGCCCGGTCGGCGAGTGGAGATCTGGACCGTCATTGGCATAGACACCTACTGGCTGTTTCATGGCTGGCTAGACGACATTATCCCAGCGGGGGCAGGAGAAGATCGGCAAGTCAGACTAGAGGCGAGGGACGGCTGGCGCTGGCTCCTGGACCGCAAACCGGTGCACGCGATCCTGACCAATGTGGCCACTGATAATGCCATCGGGCATATCCTGGATGCGGCAGACTGGCCGGCGGCCATGGGGCGCACGCTGGGCGCGGGTTCCGACGTGCTTCCCTACTGGTGGACAGAAACGGCAACAGGGTTTGATGCTATCCATAACCTGGTCGAGAGTGAACTGGGGCGGGTATTCGTGGCGGCGGACGGCAAGCTGACTTTCGTCGGACGGTTGGGTGACTACAACGGCAGCGCTTCCTTTACGCTCACCAACACGGACCTATTTGACATGGTGCTGCCCCGTCCATGGGAAGTGCTGCGTAACGTGGTGAGGGCGAAATGCCACCCGGCCAAGGCGCTGATAGGGGTGGAGATTTGGCGGCTGGGCGACACTCCACTGATCGCATCGGGGCAGAGTCTTACCCTATACGCCGACTTCACGAGCTACGATGGCAACCCTCTGGCAGCGACGGCCATCACGGCAGCGGTTGGTTGGGTTGTCCCGGTTGAGGGGACGACGCCAGCGGTCTACGACTTCCGAGCCAACACGGCCGAGGATGAAAGCGGAACGGATTGCACCCCGGCCATAACCGTGGTGGTGACGCTTTACGCTGAGACGTCCAAGGTCGTTGTGACCAATACCGGCACCGTGGATTGCTATATCACCGAGATGCGGCTGCGCGGGGATGCTCTTGACAACAGCGGAGCGGCCAGCATCGAGGTAGAGGACGCCACGAGCAAAGCGGAGTATGGGCCGCGCGTGTTCACACTTGATCTTCCCTGGCAGCAATCGCTTTGGGAGACGACCGACTTCGCCAACTGGCTGAAGTTCTGGCTCAAGGACCCGCTGGCATTTCCTACCGTAGTACTGCTGGGACAGGACATATTGCAACTGAGCAAGGAGATCGGTACCCGTCTCACCCTGACCGTTCCTAGCGTGGGCATCGGTGCAGATTTCCGCATTGCGGGCATCACCCATGACATACAGAACGCCCGGCGCATGATCAAGACCAAGTGGTTTCTGGAGCCGGTGGACATGAGAGGATATTGGCAGTTTACGACGGCCATCGGGACCACGAGTATATTCGCATACTAGGAGGGGACATGGACCACATTATCACGGCAAAGGACATAACAGAACGCGACGGGGCGCTCAATCTGCATGAGTGGATTATGCGCTTGGTGTCCCTCCGTGGTTTCACCATCAGAAGTTCGGTAGAGGGAAACGCCGTAACCGCTCGCATTGACGCCGGCCGGTGGATCGCCGACTGCGAGTGTGGCGGGGCCGAGTACGTAGACCCGGGCGAACCGATCTTCTTTTGCTTCTCATGTGGAAATGCTGGTAACAAGTCCAGCTTGCGGCCGGTCGCGTTCCCAAGAACAAGGGTGGCCATCGAGAACGCGTTACTAGTCCGACCGGTCACACTACGCGGCGGGAAGGGGATGATAGAGCAGGCCATGAGGGCAGCGCCGGCCGGGTTGCCGCGCTCCTGGTCACCGGGGATCAGCGCGAAGCACCTTGCCACAGCTAATGCTAGCGCCGGATTGGAGGTCAGATAGATGGCATTCACGGCAGTAATTACGGTGGCTACAGGAGACCTTTGGACAGCGGCCAGCCAGAACACCTACCTGCGCGACAACATGGCGTTTCTGAAGACGGCCCACGTAGACCTGTCGGCGGTGGTGCATGGCCTGCCTGCTAATGTCAACGTCCTGGGCAACCGAGCGGCGGCGGGGCAGTTCATTCAGATTGCTACGGGCAGCGCGTATGAGTCCGGCGCAGGAGCCTACTATGACATCGTGGCCACCTTCCCGGTGGCATTCACCGTGCTACTGGGCTACGTGCCGGTGATCACGATGGATGGGGGCAATTTAGAGCCAAGTCACGGATTCGACCAGAGCAACTGGCGGTCCTCTGTCACGGCGGTCACGGTCCATGCCTATGTGCCAAACGGCCATACGTACACACTGCGCGTCATCGCCATAGGAACGTAAATGCCGAGCATCAACGACCTGCTGGAAAGCTATCTGAAGCGGAAGGGCGAGAATACCATCGGGGGTACCATCCTGCCCGAAGGAAATAAGCTCTACGACCTGGGCAGCGCCGCCAAGAAGTTCCGCAAGATTTACGTCGACGAGTTCGTCGGCACGACCGTCATCAGCACACACAACCACCAGGCGGACCCGGCTGGCGGTATCCTGGACCATGGGCTTGCGCTGACCGGGCTGGGTGACGACGACCACAGCCAGTACCTCAATGCCGCGCGCCACACGGCGGACCCCCACACCATGACCCTGGATGGGGTGGATGTGTCTGCCCTGGCGACCTCGGTGAGTACCCATGCCGGGCTGACTACCACGGCCCACGGCCTCGGTGCTTCGGCCTTTCACGCGGATGCCTTCTTTGACGCCGCCGGGGTTGGGAACACTGAAGCAACGGACCACGTGTCCGCCGAGCGCATAACTGGCGCGCAGAACCGCGATTTTCCCGCCCAGGACGATTACGTAAAACGCGACCTTCTCGTTGCTCGTAACATCGACGCCGAGGGCAATCTTGTGGCTGGCGCCGTTGCTGGAACGAATGAGCATGCGCTGACTGGCGGGCTGACTGTCACCGAGACTGATGCAACACGGGCGGCGGGCAGCTTCAACCAGGCCGGGGCGGCTGCCATCCTAGAGGCTAAAGATAGCGGCACGGTTACCTGGTACGCGGCAGATGGCGGCGGGCAGGTATCTGTGCCTCAAGCGGGGGGACACCCGGCTACTGAGGGCATGATGGGTGTGGACAATGCAAACACCGGCTTTGTTCGGCGAAAACAATATCTGAATGGGATGTGGCGTAATCTCGGCAGCGAGGACAGTTGCCAGAATAGGGATTTTCTGGTTACCTGGGCGTAGGAGGACATAGAATGGCAACAAGACAGACTCTCAACATGATGAGGCAACTGCTTGAGACTCAGGAGCGCATCAAAGGAGAAGCTAATCGGCTAGCCGACACCCTCCAGAGCGCACTTCTGTTGGCACAACAGGTCCGCGCAAATGTGGATACACCGGTTGTAGCCGAACGTGTGGATGTGGAGAATGGCAAGGGCAGGCTTAGTCACCCGCCCGTGAAAAGCGTCGTGCTAAAGGCGAATGGGGTGATCTTGTTGAAGGCGGCATATGAGCTGGCGCCGGACACTGGGGAACTTACGCTTTTGATAGCCCGACCGCTTGAAGTGCTGGCCAACTATACGCACGTGGGCCTAGCCACGGAGTTGGTCCAGTTGTCCACTGTGGTTAGCGACGTCACCGACATAGCACCCGCACAACTGTTGGCAAACGAGGCCAAGTATGGCGCGGCGCTAGAGTGGATAAGGAAGAATCTGGCGTAGGAGGCAACGTGGGAAGTGCTCTGAGTTCTATGGTCTGGATTCCCAAGTTCTATCATGCCGGATGGGCGCTCACGGTGGGTGGTTTCTGGATGGACAAGTACCAGTGCAGCCAGCCCAACGCCACCGGCGACAACGACATCCCCGACGTGGCCGACAACGCGGATCCGGCGGCGATCCCCGGCATCAGCCAGGCTGGGGTGCCACCGTGGACGGTGATCAACCTATACAGAGCCATGAAGGCGTGCACCAACCGGGGAGTGGGCTTCCATCTCTGCACCGGTCACGAATGGGCGGTGGCCGCCGAGTGGAGCAGGCTCAATGGCACGATGCCGCATGGCAACAACCGCAACACGAACCCACCAGCGGACGCCACTTACACCACCGAGGTAGGGGTGATTGACCGGGCGGCGATTGCGCGGGGCGCGACGAACTATCGCTCTCTGTGTGGCAGCGGGCCGAACACCTGGGCGCACAACCACCGCGCCGACGGAATCTTCGACCTGAACGGGAACGTCTGGGAATGGAACATGGGGTTGATGATGGCGCAAACCACGGGCTATCCGTGGATACTGGCGTCGCTCAATACGGACCACAAGGCAGCACCCTACGGCGTGTCCACCTCCGTAGCCTCCGTCCACCTACTGGATAGCACCAAGGGCTGGACGACGAATGAATTCGCTACGATGTCCCTCATGGACTCGGCGGGGACGTTCTTCACAATCAACTCCAACACCGGCACAGACCTCACGCTGGCCAGCGGAACGCCAGCGGCTGGCCCCTATGTCATCATGCGCAGTGTCGCCACAAACATCACCAGCGGCTCAACCAGCGGCCAGAAGATCGTCACCATGCAGGCATCCGCCGATCTGAAGGCGTTTGCCATTCCGGCATCAACAGACGGCACGGGCGTGGCGACCTACGGGAACGACGTATACTACTACGATATTGGAGCTTTGCGGGCCACGGTTCGTGGTGGTGATTGGAGCAATGGGGCGGCTGCGGGTGTCTTTGCATTGCATCTGTATTTTGCTCCGTCTGGTGCGTACGTCCCTCTCGGTTTTCGTGCGTGCAGAAGCGTCTAGCGGTGAGTGAGTTTCCAGTGGCAAGTTGGGCAGAGCGTTTGTAGGTTACTCAGGTCATTGTTTGCCAGGTTGCCATCTACGTGGTGGGCGTGCAAACGCTTGGTACTGTCGCAGAGCGTACACTTGTTGCCGTCACGCTCAAGGACCTGTTTGCGTAACTTGCCACGATGCCACCAGTTTGGGCGATAGGGTTCACGTTCGCTTGCCCTGCCGTCTGTGTAGGCGGGATTGGCCGCGCCCACGGCCGATGCGGTTGCCAAGTTGGAACGCGACCGAGATGCGGAGTGGGCGAAGTTGCGGGCCGAGCCGGTGACGGTCCACGTCCCGGGCCTGGCATGGGGCGACTTGCTGGCGCAGGATGCCAAGCTGACCATTCCGGGTAACGTCATGGCGGCGCTGGTGTGGCTGTTGACGGGCATTCCTGACGACCTGGCAGAGATGTTGGCGGCGGAGTAGGGAGGCTGACATGGAGCCATTGAGGCCGTTCTTCGATCTGTTCTACATGGACGCCATGGCGGCGCTGTGCATGGTGCTGGCGCTCCTGGCGGCGGTATCCAACATCCGCTTTGCACTAAGGGGCAGGCCCAAAGCACTGCGGCCCTACATGGCGCTGAAGGGCTTGTTCTCCCTACTGGTGGGCGCCACCTATCTGGCCTCGCTTGTCAACGTGTTGGGCCCAGCGCCGCCGCCCGTGATGGCGCGTGGCCTGATGTTGGGACTGCTGGCCTTCATGGCGGCTGATGCGATCCTGCGGAGACCCATAAACCCGGCGGGGGGGGGGCAAATAGGTGACGATTGATTGGGGGATGATTGGCATCGTGACCGGCCTCGTGACTGGCATCGGGGCGCTGATCACCGCGCTGGGCACGCGGCGCAAGCTGGACGCCGAGGCGGAGAGCACACTATCGGACAGCGCCATGGAGATGGTGCGGGAGGGGGAGATAGAAATGGAAACGGACCTTTTACTCGCTATACAGGCGATCGTGGTGGTGTGAATAGGTGACGGAGGATCGTCAGATGGCTGACAATCATGGGGGGAAGCCTTCCATAGATCCAACTGCTAACGTTCTTGCCTTGGTCGAGTCTGCCATCAAGCGCATCGACGATGTTCAGCGGTCGGAGCTAAAGCGCATCGAAGAGCAAATCTCGATGCACACGGTCTACACTCAGCAGCTCGCCCAAGCCGAGGCCAAGCGCATTGACGCCATCAGGGCGGTAGACGTGGGGGCGGTTGCAATCGCCAATGAACGAGCCGCCGCACAAGCGACTGTACTTGCGAATCAGGTGGTGGTCAGCGCCGAGACCCTGCGATCCCTCGTGGCTACGACGGCGACCACGATGGCGACGCAGTTGCAGGCGTCTCAATCACAACTGATGGAGCGCATCTCCCTGTTGGAGCGGAGTCAGTACGAGAACAAGGGGCGGTCGGGGATCTCCGCGCCGTTGCTGATGATGATTGCCGGTATCATCGGCGGGTTTCTGGTGTTCATCGCGGACCTTTCCAAGTACCCGCGACCGGCGAATGACACAGGACTGGGGATCCACGGGGGCGCCAACGCGTTCTTTCCACTCGGAGAGGATGGCCCGGATTGGGCAATCGGCCAGCTCAAGGCGATGGGATTCTCCTGGGTGAAGCTGCTTGACGTGGAGGGCTCCAGCCTGGCCTGTGTCAAGGCCGTCAAGGCGGCGGGGATGGAGCCTATTGTCCGGCTCTACCGGCCCACACCACAACCGGGAACGCTGAACGATGCGCCGAAGACGAAAGAGGCCGTACCGTTGCTGATTGCCGCCGGGTGCAAATACTACGAATGTTCGAATGAGGACAACGTAAACTGGGAGCAGAAGTCAGGGACCATCCCAGCAGACGCGCCGGTTCAGTCGGCTAAGGGCTTCATGGTGGACGCCGACTACATCATTGCCTGTGGCGGCATTCCGCTGATTACGGCCATGTCGCCGGGTGGCCATAGAGACGATATTGAGTACCTCCAGAAGATGATCTGGTATCTCAAGGACAACTGGGGATTGCCCAAGATGGCGAAGTGCGCCATCGCTGTGCACAACGCCGCGCTGAACCATCCGCTGGACTACCCGTTTGACGTTATCAATCAGAGTGCTGAGAATCACGGCCAGAAGCTTCTTGACCCTGGCGCCTCGAATTGCTGGCTCAAGTACCAGGCGGTACACGATCTGATGTTGCGCGAGACGGGGCTGGACCTGCCGGTGCTGTCTACCGAGGGCGGTATCTGGCCAGGGGACCAGCAGGATGGCCGATACCCGGCCAACACAAAGCAGTCCGTATCTGACGGGTATGTCCAGATTGCGAAGGACATGGCGGCCGGGAAGTACCCGGGCTGGTATCTGTGTACCGGCTTCTGGCTCATGGCGAACCGGGGCTTTGGCAACCCGGACATGAGTTTCGAGTATCAGACCTGGTTCAACTCTGATGGCGTGTGGATCGACGCGGTGCAAGCATACAAGGACCTGCCAAAGACGGCGCGTCCTGCCACCGTGATACCGCCTGTAGTACCATCCATCCTGACCGACGCACAGATCGCCGCTGTGTGCCGGGGTGCTGGATTCACGGGGGAGGGGCTGACTATCGCCGTGGCCGTGGCGCTGGCCGAGAGTGGGGGCAAGGCAGACGCGACCAACTACAACGCCTGGAATGATTCAACGGATAGGGGGCTATTCCAGATCAATGACAAGGCATGGCCGTTGCTAGTGCCCACTGACGTCGAGGCATTCGACCCGGCCAAGAATGCGGCGGCGGCGTTCATTATCAGCCATTCGGGGACAGCGTGGGGCGACTGGGCAACCTTCAATGCAGGTACGTACCTGCAATACATGGATCGGGCGCGTGCGGTTTGCGCCACACAGTTGCCGACATTCGAGCAGCTCAAGAACGCGGCATGGAATAGCATGGGGGTGGCATACAACGCGGACTTCGCCTTCCCCAAATATGCGCTGGCACACGGGTTGGGGGTTCCTATCCGAGAGACGTTTGACTTCACGATCGATTGCGCTTTCTACCGAGGCCAGGTGTACATCGGGGCCGGAGCGACGTTCGTCTATACTAGGATGAACGATTGGGGTAACGTCAAGCACATTGCACTATAGGGCAGTCATCTACCAAACGTAGACAACTGAAAAGGGGGGTTTGACAAACCACTTCCGTAACTGGTATAAGCAATGCTTACTTGGCCGTGAGATGAGACTTATGCCATCGCTCTCCACGCGCCTTTCCTAACGGTCGGTTCCTGTTGAGTAGAGAATACATCGATGATTCAGGAATGTGATACAGTTGGGTGAGTTCTCTTACCGTAGTGCCGGCCTCATACTGTTGGTAGAGGGACAATATCGTTTCGTCTGACAGTGAGGGGCGGCGGCGATAGGGCGATCCACTGGCCGTTTCGGTCCAGGACTTCCCAACGGCGATTCTCCACGTGGTTTGGTAGGAAACATGAAACATAGCGGCTAGCGTTGGGCTATTTGTCCCTGCTGCCCACAGGCGTCTTATCTCCAGCACTTCCTGTTCCGTCAGCGTAGTATTTGGGTGATGCTCTCCAGCGATGCGGGTACCATGTCTTTTCTGGTCCGCGTGATTATGAAGTCGGGTGTCCCAACGCAAGTTATCAAGGCGGTTGTTTGTTCCGTTGCCATCCCAATGACATGCTTCTAGGCCAGCGGGGCATGGACCAACGAAAGTTAGGAGAACAAGCGCATGTGCGGAATAGCTATCGCGAGTCGGGGTGCTAAGGCAAACCCTGATATAACCGTGTTTGTTTGGGTGCGAAGACAGTATCCGTGGAATCCTCCGTCGTATCCTGCCATGTCCCCTATCTCCATAATAGAGTGACCGTATCCGCCCAAGGTCGCTAGCTTCGTACCCGTCATGGCCGGGGATTGGTTTCCACGTTTCGGTTTCCATGTCACACCTCCACAAAATGAAACGGCCCATGCTGAACGCGATTGTTGCTTGGACAACACGCAGCATGAGCCGTAGGAACCCGCAATATAGCGTTGTCGTGTCGTCCAAGCGGACACATTATAGCACAAAAGGGGGTAACTTGCAATGCCCGAAGTACTTCGGCAACTCCTCTCTTCGAGGAAATGGTGGCTTGCGGTCCTGGCCTTGAGCCAGTCTATCATCTTCGGATTGTGGCCGAACTTCCCACCGGCTATCTGGCAAAATATTGACCTGCTGCTCGGCGTCCTCATCGTGACGTATTGTGTGAACGACGCGGCGCGGGAAGTGGGGTCAACATCAATGGCGGCCAAGCTGGAGATCGCTAGGATCGAATCTGCGGCGGTTGTGTCCGCGGCCAGCGTCACGGCGAAGCCCAGCCTAGCCAATGTGGAGCTGGTGGCGGAAGTGCCGACTACGTTGACCGAGAAGGCCGCGAAGGAAGCGACGAAGTAGGTGTGACAGACTGTCACAGGTTGACGCCCTCGGTGAAAGCCGGGGGCGTCTCTGTCGGGAAAGCAAAACAGGGCAAAACAGCGAGCATGCATGAGAACGGGCACAAACGGCGCGACTATCTGCCACCAATACGTCCTGGGATGGCCTTGACAGATTGGCGGCTATCGTATACAATGACGCCATGATCAAGCAGAGAGATGACGGGTACGGGCTGGTGGTGTGCGCCAGGGTGTCACGAGAAGCATACGAGGCGCTGGACACCGAGGGAACGCGGATAGGCGGGCGCATCAGCGACGCACTCCGGGCCATCGTCTATGAGTGGCTGGCCGGGCAGATGCCCATTGAGCCAATGACGACAGAGGAGTTCACGGCGCGGCTCTAATACCTTTGGGGTATTGCATCCCAGGCGGTCCTGGTGTATCATGGAAGCATAGAGGAGAGGACATGATTACAAAGACCAGCGACGCCTTCGCCGCCTGCCGGAGAGAAGCGCAGGCCGCCGTACTGAAGGCAATGACGCCGGAAGAGCAGGCGCACATCAAGCAGATGTGCGAGACAATCAGCGTCAACGTCTCGGCGCACAACCCGGCGGCCCATCACAACGGGCTGGGAGAGGTTATGCTTCTGGAGATCGTGGCGGCCCTGGGAGTATGGGTAGAGAAGCAGGAGGCGAGATGCCAATCGTAGACGGGCAGTACCAGATCGACCCGACGGAGTTCGCACATCCCTGGACAGGAGGGCATGGCAAGGTGGATTATCGAGCGCGGCCCGGGCGGCGCACAGACCTGCCGGAAGGCGTCTTCGCCAGTTGCCTACCGAACGGACGGCAGACGAGCAGCTGCGTGGAATGCCAGGATCTGTTGCGCAGCTTCGCCAGCGCGAAAGCGGCGAAGGACGCGGGGCTGGTGTGTGGCATGTATCGGGCAGAGTGGCCGAGCTACTGCCTGGAACAGGCCAAGGTGGTGCGGCGATGAACGAAGATTGGTACTACGAGCCGCCTGACGAGCCGGAGGAAGACGAGGAGCCAGACGAGGACCAAATGCCGGGCAGGGATCGATAACGGAGAGGAGGAGAGACATGGACGAGAGAGCGCTAATCACGAAACCAACGCCGGGAGAGGTGGCGGCGCAAATAGACGAGATGGCGAAGGCCATGATGGAGTTTCTGTCGGGTGGCAATACGCTCCCGGAGCCTACGCGGCGCGCCATGAGTATGTTAGCTGTCCACAACGGCCTGGACCCCTTCCTCGGTGAGGTCTACGCCGTACCGCAGAAGCGCAAGGACGACCGGACGGGCGTGTGGTCTATCACGGGCTATGCCCTGGGGATCGGGCGCGGCGGGTGGCTGCGGAACGCGGAACGCAGCGGGCTCTATCAGGGTAACGAGTTCCGCTTCTGCACGCCAGAGGAAGGGGCGGCCATGGGTGTGCAGAAAGGCGACGTGGCCATGTGCTGCAATGTCTTCAAGGCGGTTTCGTCGGTGCGCCACAGCGGCAACTACCGCGTCAGTGGCTTCGGCGTGGTGGGAGCGGACGAGAAGTCCAAGATGAACCACTTCCAGCTCGCGCGCAAGCGGGCCTTCGTGGATGCGCTCCGCAATGCGTTCCCCATGATCGTGCCTCAGATGGATGGCGCACAGATGCAGATGCAGGTGGTAGACGAGGAGACCGGAGAGGTGCTAGGCAACGGGCACGAACCCGGCAAGGAATCGGAGCCCACGGTACAACTGCAGGCGCCACGGCAGGACGAGGCGCAACCGGCCGAGTTCACGGAGGCAGCGCCGGTGTTCGGGGAGAACATCATCCGCAAACCCGTCCCTGAGACCCCCTATCAGCCGGAAGGAATGCCGGTTGTAGTGGCGGCGAACATTCCCTTTGATACAGCGGTCATTCCCGCGAGCGAGCGCCCCGCCACCGTCACCTACCACAGCGAGCAGGAATTATGCGACCTGGCGGCGCGGTGGCTGCCCAGGTATAGAATGCCAGACAGCAAGACCGTGGGCAATGCGTTCGCCATTCGGGCTAGCATCGCCAGGGTGAAGATACCCAGCCTCAGTGACCCGCGCGTATGGCCACATCTGTGCATGCGGAATGACGCTGAAGGGGGGAAACCAGCATGAGCGAGACACCCACAGGCGCCATTGAGACCATGATGGAGCCGGTTGCCCCCGAGGCGCCCTGGTGGACAGCCCTGAAGGGACTGCCCCAACTGATGAAGGCGCTTGCTGTCCAACGGCAGAACGTGGCTGACGCCGACCAAGTGGTAAAAAGCGCACAGGCGATTCTGGAGGAGACACTGGCGTACAAGAACCTGGCGGCTGCCAAGCAGTTGCAAACTGAGACATCTGCGACCCTGATGGCCCTCGACGCCGCGGTCCGCAAGGCGGCTCTGGATGAGTTCAAGGCCAATGGGGAGAAAGCCGTCTTCGCGGGCGTGAGCGTGAAGATGTACACGCGCTTTGACTACGACGCCGCGCAACTTCGCGCCTGGGCCATAGAGCAGAAGGTATTCGGACTGCTCACCTTGGACACGAAGCGCACAGAGAAGGCCGCGGCGGCTGGTGTTCTGGAGAATGCGCCGATCGTGGTGAGCAAGGAAGCCAGAGTGCAAATTGCTACGGACCTGACGGCCTATCTGGCGCAATAGAACCCACTGCCCTTCCGGGTGAACACTGGCCTCATGCCAGCCCGTAAAAGCGGTTCCCATCCGGCAGGGCAGTCCTAGAGGAGAGACCATGAGTGATCTGAACGAAGTGCTGTATTCGCGCATCCGGCGGTACAAGCGCCCTAGCCTGTGGCGCCGCTTCCTCTGGTGGCTGGGCCCCCACTTCACGATCTGCAACCTGGTGTTGTTCGCGTTCTGCTTTTACATGGTCTGGCAGATCGGGGCATGGGCAAGAAGCGGGATGCTCCCGGCAGGATGGTAAGAGGCTAGGGAGAGGAGAGAACCATGACAGAGAGTGAGAGGCCAGTCCGGCAGGTGCAAATCGTCAACGTGAACATGCCCTTCATGGCTATGGTAGGTCTGGTCGTCAAGTTCTGGATTTCTACAGCGGTGGCGGCGCTGGTGCTCTTCGTATGCAGCGCCCTAGCGATGGCGCTGTTCGTGGCACTGGTGGGCAAGCACTGACCCCTATTGACAGGTACGTCCGTTTGTGGTAATCTATAGGCGTCGAGGGATTCATGCAAGAGCGCTTTTCTTTTACCCGCAGCAACCCGCCATTCTGTGCGCTCCATGTTCCCTCGACAAGAACTGGTAAAGAGCAGGATGGCGGGTTCTTGCGTGTATGGGGGAAAGATGAAAGAGATTCCGGTAAGCGGTGGACTGGTGGCGCTTGTGGACGATGAGGATTACGAAGTGGTAGTGGGCTATGCATGGTGTGGCATTACCCATCCGCGCCGTCGTACGAGTTATGCGATGGCCAACATACCAGGAACACGGCCTCAGCGCAACATTTACTTACATCGCCTCATCATGGGCGCGCCATCCGGAATTCATGTGGACCACAAGAACGGTAATGGACTAGACTGCCAGCGGCATAATATGCGAGTGGCAACACAGACCCAGAACAATCATAACACCCCGAAGAGACTGACTTATGGTGGGATACCCACCCGCAGCCGGTTCAAGGGTGTTACTTGGGAACCCAGACGAGAACACTGGGTGGCTAATGGCAACCTCAATGGGAAGTGTATCTATCTTGGGTCTTCCCACAACGAACAAGAAGCCGCGCTCGCCTACAACGCTTTCGCGCTTGAGCATTATGGCGAGTTTGCGCGACTCAACACCATCGGCACGTGATCGCCTCAGCAACCGTGGTATGGGGTGGGCGGCGTCAAGGCTTTTTTGTATGGAGGCAAGCATGCTCGGACTCGTCTACTCTACGCCGCCCGGGCGCGCCCGGCAACGACTTGGCAAATTCATTTGCCAGGGCACGGTGGGGGTATTCACCTATGATTCCCCCGTTGTCTACCGGCGTCTCAATGCCTTTGGGATCGCCGAGGCCGTGCTGGCCGAGATGCTGAAATGCGGGTACCAGCAGATCCACTACCGTTATGAGAGCAAGACCTGGTGGCTCACTCTGGACGAGGCGCTTGCGAGAGGCTTTCGCGACTTCAACCGGGACGGTCACCTTTACGTTCGTCTGCCCGACTGGCACAAGACCGAGGATCGGCAGACGTATCAGTGGGTGACGGAGGGGGACACCGTGGAGTTGAAGTGGGTATCCGGCAGCGAGACGGTCAACGCGCGAATGGACGCGCTCCGAAAGGCAGAGAAAGAGGCCGCCAGGCCGGCGGCGGTGCAAGCGCAGATGATGTGGGGGTAGGGTATGGCGGAGTACCGTTTCGTATTCACTCGGATGTGGCGCGAAGATGATTGGTTTGCATCGTTGGACGCCGAGCGAAAGATGCTGTGGATGTACCTGTTCACCAATCCATCGGCGTCAGTCTGTGGCATGTACCCGCTTTCAGTCCGGGTGGCGGCGAACGAAACGGGCCTGAGTCAAGAGAGGGTGCGGTTGTCATTAGCCGACTTCGTGCGAGCTGGCAAGGTATCCTGGGACGGGACAGTGATCTGGATTCACAAGATGCGCAACTATCAGGCTACCAAGAGCGATAAGGTGAAAGTCCGCATCGACAAGGACATAGAGGCCACGCCGGATACCGTAGTCAAGCGGGAATACCTTCGCGCATATGGTATCGATAGTGTATCAATACCTTGCCGCACAGAGACGGAGACGGAGACGGGAACAGGAACGGATACAGGAACGGAGACGGGAACAGACAAGAAACGGGTTTCGTCACCGTCGTCGTTGCCACCACAACCAAGAAACGACGACGACCCGCTCCTGGAACGTATGATGCAGCACGACGTACCCTATTCGCAAGCCGTTCCTCTCGTGGCGGGCAAAGATGTGTTGGCAACGGCCTGGCTGGACTATGCAGACGCGCATCCGAACATCCCCAATGTTCCGGCTACACTGACTAAGAACATCCGCCTCGGCAAGATGCCTCCCAGCAACGGCCACGGTCCGCCTGGCGCTGTCCTTTCGCGCATTACTGGCCTGAGCGAAGCCGATCTTGAGGTGAAACGTGAGAACGAACGGACAAAAGCGCGCAGTCGCGACGGACCCGCCGCCCCCGAATGATGACGATGCGGAACGGGCGGTAATCGGAAGCCTGCTCCTGGAGGGCTCGCCGGATCACGTGCGCCGGGCGCGGACCATCATCGAGCCCGATGACTTCTACGGCGAACGCGGGCGGGTGGCATTTGAGGCCATGTGTGCGCTTGCGGACCAGGGAACGCCGGTTGACGTGCTGACTCTATGCAGTTGGCTTGACGCGAATCGCCCTGGGATTATAAGCCCCGCCCAAATATCGCAACTGATGCTGGACACCCCGACCTATTTGCACATGGCGCATTACGCCCGGATCGTCTTCGACACCTCCACGCGGCGGAAGCTGATTCAGGCTCTCTCGGATGGCGTTCGGGCCACCTACGCGATTCCCGATGGCAGCAAGGCGCTTCAGATGGCGGACACGCTCCTGGCGGACCTCCATGCGGCGCACGCCAAGTGCGAGGCGGCGGACATGCGCTCGGTTGCCGATGTGGCGTTGGCTGGGCGCGGCAAGACCTGGACATGGGGCATTGACGAGCTGGACACTTGGACAAACGGCGGTCTCTGTCACGGCGACTTTCACGTGATCAGCGGCTACACCTCCACGGGCAAGACTCACCTCGGAATCAGCATTGCATGGGCGGCGGCCTGCGCCGGCGCGAGAGTCGGCTATTTCTCTTTGGAGGTGGGCAAGCGGGATCTGTTCTGGCGCCTGGCCGGGCACGTGAGCGGGATCGACTGGCGGTTACTCATGGCGAGCACGGCGGAAGACGGTCCCAGGGCCGAGTCGCGGCGGATGGCGGTGGAGATGCTAACCAGCATGCCGAACCTCTGGCTTTTCGACCGCCAGCGGCGAGTGGACCAGATCACCTTGCAGGCCGTGGCGCACGATCTGGACGTGGCAATCGTGGACTATGGGCAGTTGGTGGCGGCCACCGAGAAGGGTGAGCGGTACGACAAGAACGCCAGCGCGGCGGAGAAGCTGCAAGCCCTGGCGAAGCTGGAAAACGTCTGCGTGGTGTGCTTCAGCCAGATCAGCAACGAGGGTGCCCGGGCCGGTGCGGATCACGGCGGCATAATCAGCGCGAAGGGCGCCGGGGAGTGGGGCAGCGCGGCGACTACGTTCACCCAGTTGAACCGCGACGCCTGGGCGCTTGATCCGATGGTTCAAGCCCAGGTGACATTTTCGGTGATGAAGTCCCAGGTAGGGCCCAGCGGGTGCAGCTTCGTGCGGTATCTGGACCTAACCACGAGCAGGTTCCGGCGGCAATGGGACGAACCAGAAGCGAAACGGCCTTGGTGGGGGAATTGAGATGCAAGAGTTTGACGGCTTCATAGTGCGCTTTGAGAACGCGGTTGGCAAGGTGTTTCGGGCGTACATCCCGCCCACGCGCTGGCCTACGGGTGCGGAGAGACGAGAAGCGGCGACGCTGGAGAGGCGCACACGCACGGTCATCGTTGTGAAGCCATGCGAGTGATGCACAGGGGGACGGGAGGGAGAGATGACTAGTATTGAGTGGTGTGACGATACGATTAATCCGATCTTTGGCTGTCTGAATGCGTGCCCCTGGTGCTATGCGAAGCGCATGGCGCCGCGAGTTGCCCGATTGATGGCACGGGGGAATCCAGAGAAGTTCTGTCAGGCGTGTTCTGACTTCACGCCGCACTTTCACCCTGAGCGGCTGGACCTACTCGGCAGGGGGAGGCCGCGGGTTATATTCGCCGACAGCATGAGCGACTGGTGGAGCCCTGGCGTGGAAGTGAAGTGGCGGTCTTTGGCTATGCAGGCCATGAGAGACGATAATGCGCATCGCTTCGTGGTTCTCACTAAGCGCCCTGACCTCATCCATCCGATGACCGGCGGGTGGTGGCCCTCGAACGCCTGGCTCGGCGTGTCCATCACCTCCGGCGCGGACTGGTGGCGGTGGGAGGCCCTGGCGAAGTTGCCGGGGCACATCCACAAGATGATAAGCGTGGAGCCGCTGCTGGGAGGGGAGGTGGGCGGCAAGATGCACTTCGGCTATCGCACTGGGCACCTAATGCCAGAGTGGGTTATCGTTGGTCCTCAGAGTGGCCCAGGGGCAGTAAAACCGAAGGCGATTTCCCAGGAGAGGATTCGAGCAGCCTGTAAGGACATCGCCATCCCCCTCTTTGAGAAGGCCGGTCTGCCGTTGCAGCCGCCGGTGCGGCAGATGCCAGCGGAATTGGCGATGGTATTCAGGAAGGGGGGACTAACGTCATGACCGATGCGATTCTCGTTTTGGTGCTGTCGTTCGCAGCCATTGTCGGCGGATGGCGCCTTGGTGTGTGGATAGGAAAACACTGGCCGTGGGGCCGGTGGCCGTTGTAATTCGGAGAGGAGGGAGCATGAGCTACAAGAAGTTTGACTTGGTACGAGCAAACGAGGAGGCAAGCCAATACCGCGCAAGGCTGGACGGTTTGGAAATGGCGTGTCGGGAAGAGGGTTGGCAGATGGCGCGTCGCGTTGGAACTGGCGTGGGAGTGCTATCTACCCCAGAAATGGATGTTCCCGTAGCCGCCGCCGAATCCGCCGTGCTGGCGCTGTACGACAAGGCGTTGGTATGGAGGGGATTGGCGCAGAAGCTGGCGACGGTGTTGGTGAGCCAAATGCACGACCACATCTGCTCTGGTTGCAAGGCTCCCCAGGCAGCGTTTAGGGACTGTGACGCGGAGTGTCTGAAGCCAGCGGCGGAATTGTTAGCCGCCCTTGCTCATGCCAAGTCCGCCGGACTGGTGGTGCCATGACCGCAGCCCTCTCGGTCCTCTTGGCCTTGCACCTTATGGGCATACCGTGTCAGATTGTCACGGTTTCGGTCAGTGGCTATTGGAACGGCTCTGGCGCCCCGCCATACCAGGGGCAGATGGCCAGCGGAGAATACACAAGGGATGGCGTTGCCGCTTGTGGTCCCATGCTGTTTTCTCAACGGGCAATCCTCTACGTGGAGGGCGTCGGCTGGGTGCGCTGTGCCGATACAGGCAGTGAGATAACCGATAGACATGTGGACGTTTGGCAGCCGACAGAGGCAGAGGCGTGGGCGCTTGAAAGGACAACCCGCTCCGTTATTGTTGTGGGGCTTATGGGAGGTGAGAGATGAGTGATGTGTACAATGTAGTGATGTGCCCAGAGTGTGTAAATCTAGGAATGACTAGCCGAGTTTATCCTGGGGGAAGCTCACAAACATTGGTATACTATCCCCCGTTTTATGATGAGCAAGGGCGATACCATGACCATGACCGGAACTCTATTGTTACTTGTTATACCTGTAGCAATGGCCATTCTTGGACGGTCGTTAGTGGGCCGACACCATGTTGGTGCGAAAGCGAGGGAGGCTGGAAATGGGCGAGGACACATTCTGGCGGTACTTTACCATTAGTGCGGCTTGTCTGATTCTAGGAATACTGTTGGGGAGGTGTGCGGGATGAACACAGATATGGTACTCGTGAAGCGGGATGACTTGCGTCGGCTTCGGCAGCATCTGGTGGTGGCCGAGGTACTCTTTCGGGTACCAGCGCCACAAGATTGGCAGTCCGCTATGGCGATGGTAAACGCCATGATTGGCAAGGCGGCGGAGAGGAAAGAGGTACCGGTGCGGGAGTGGCTTTGCCAGACGTGTGAGCATCGGGGCAACTGCAACGAGGACGCCCTGCCAGGCGGCTGCATAATGAAGGCTGGGAAGGCCGTGACGCCAGAACGCAATCCCGGCAGTTACACGACCGCCAACGAGAAGTTCGTGACTTCGACGCCCGGTCTTTATGTTGGGCAGGGTCAGTGCAACATCACGACTAACCCACTCAGGCTTACGTTGACAACAGAGACGCCGACCCCTGTCCCTGCGCCGGAACCGGCAACCCACGATTGGAACAACTACCAAATGCCGGAACTGGTCACGAAGTACACACTTGATAAACATCTCGTGGCCGTCTATGAGCGCATAGTGAAGTTAGAAAACTCATCCACAAAAGCGGTTGTAGACGACGGCGAGGAGGAATATGCCACGAAGGCGGAACTGGACGCGGCGATAGCACGGCTACAAGCCAAGTATGAGGAGGTCCAGTGCGAGAATGCCGCCCTCTCTGACCATATTGGGATGCACTGCCAACAGCCGCACGTCACGAAGGAACTGATAGAGGTGCGGCGGTATCTGCAAGACGAAATGATTGCCATGCGGAAGGAATATAAGGCGGAGCTGACGGCGCTGTCTGATGATGTGGACTTACTTAGAGCGGCGCAACTTGGTGAGGCAGAAGCCACCAAAAAGGTGCTGGATGAGTGGATTCAGAACATATCCACCATAGAGGGACGGATGATGTCCTGGGGACGGATGATGTCCTGGACACGGGGGCGCATTCACGGATTCGCTACGGTCGCCGTCGAAGAGGTCATTGCCAAGCACGTCCGCGCCCATCACGATCCACACGGCCTTGGCAGCAACGATTCCCCAACAGCCTGTACCGAATGTGCTGAGGCGGACTGCAAACACGAGGCAAAACCGGAACCGTGCGCGGATTTCAGATACCGACATCCAAGGTGAGGAGGTGGTCAGATGCCAAGCTCAGCACTACACGACATGGTCCGGAACATTGGTATGGCTGGTGGGCTGACCGAAGAGGTAAACATGCGGGGCGGTGTCGGCGCGGATTACTGGCGCTGGCAAGAAGGAAGGACGCAGAGCATTGCTCAGGAAGAACACATTGGCAAGGGCCGGGACATTGACAAGTGCGTGCTGGAGCCGATACGCGAGCCGTTGTCCTATGAGGAACGATACGATCAGCGACAGGAAGCCTTGGGATGGTATCGTACTGCCAGGGTGGCGGAGATACTTCACATTGATCCGCGCTGGATGATGTTCGCTATTGAGTGCGGCATGGTCAAGAGCGCTCACAGTTATGGGACGGGTGCGGAAGCCAAAAGGGTGAGGGTGCGGCTGGACGAGGTTAGGGCATGGCAGGCGACGCGGTAGGGGGGGGGGGGGCTTGCATCTTGGCAATATTGGGGGTAGAAT